TCCAACCTGTTTGATACGTGGACGCGCTTTACCAACATGGTCATGGCCAACGGCGTGTTCGACTGGATGAAAGGAAAGCTGGAAGGCTGGCTGGACCAGCTTGATGAGCTGGATAAAAACGGCACCCTGCAACAGTGGGCCAAGTCGCTGGGAGCTTCCATTACCGGTTTTTTTGAACAAGCGTGGGAAGCCGGAAAGAACTTTTGGGCGTTTATACAAAAGGTCGGCAACGGGTTGTCCTGGCTGGCTGATGCCATGGGCGGCTGGGACAATATGGCTCTGGCTGCGGTGGCGGTCATGAGCGGCCCGTTGATTGCGGCTCTTGTTCAGCTTGGGGCGGCATTCATTACCCTCGGCACGGCCATGCTTACAACGCCTTTCGGGTGGGTGATTGCTGTAGGCGTGGCTTTTTACGCTGTCATCAAAAACTGGAAGAGTATTGTTGAGTGGCTCAAGTCTGCAGCATCATGGTTTAAAGATGAGATGCCGGAGCTGTGGCAGAATCCTAAAGCTGTTGTGACCCGTGCTGCCGGTTCCTTTGATCTGGCTGATGGGTACGGTGCAGCGGAACTTGCCGAATGGGAAGAGCGTAAAGGGCGTGCCCAGCTGGGCGCTGCAGCCGTAAAAAGGCAACTTAACGAGAAGCGATCTGAAACGGTAACCCGCACGGAAAGTACGGTAAAAGTGCGCGTTGCCGCACCGGCGGGAACAACCATCACGCAATCGGGCGCGCCGGTTGACGTATGGCACGAAGCCGATGCCGGCCTTGCCATGGGAGGCTTCTGATGGCTGCTCCATGGCGTTCACAATTGCGGCAGGCATCGTTCAGGGGCGTCGGCTTTTACATAAGCGGCAGAGATGTTGCTTCCGGCAGGCGCGTTGTTACGCATGAATACCCGGGCAGAGATACTCCCTACACCGAGGACATGGGGCGAAAGGCCCGTGTCTGGAACATTGAAGGGTATGTGGTCGGGCCGGATTACATGCGTGGGCGCGATGCGTTGCAACGTGCCTGTGAGGCCGCAGATGCCGCAACGCTTATCACGCCGTGGAGCGGAGAGGTTCAGGTTGTCTGCTCAGAATGCCGCCTGCGTGAAGAAAATACGCAGGGAGGCTACGCTGTATTCAGCCTTACCTTTGCGGAAGCTGGCAGTGCGTCGACGCCGGCCGGTCAGCCCCGGTCCGGTGCGCTGGCAGATAAGCGTGCCACCGGGACTATGCAGGTCTGCGGTGATGAACTGGACCGCACCGTGCGTATTGTTTCCGTTCCTGCCCCTGTTCTGCAGGCCACATTGGAAGCAATGCAGGATGTAGCGGCAGCCGCCAGACGCATTCGCTGTACTGATGCCGGAGAAACAGGCTTTGTTCAGCACTTGGCCGCTTCCGGCAGGCTGACCGTTTCCGAGCTGGTCCGATATGCTCCCTCGTTCATTCTCTCCCCTTTTTTTTCACCGGCTCCTGATGCTGTTCCCACAGTGGCACAAAGCCGCGAACTGCTGGCAGTGGCTCAGGCTGCGCCGGTTGCCGCTGTGCCGGTGGGGGCAGGGTATGTGCGCACCGTTACTGCTCAAAACAAACAGGCCATTGCCGCATACCAGCACTATGCGGCTGTTGCAGAAGCTGCCCGGGCGGCAGCTCTGTGTGTACCGGAATCGCGCAGTCAGGCTGATGCGCTGCGCGTAGCCATAGTTGATGCCGTTGACAGTGTGCTGGAGCGTACCGGTTCGCCGCAGGTGGCCGGTGCGTTTATCGACCTACGGGCGGCTGCAGTGCGGGCGCTGGCAGAAAGCGCAGGCCGGGCTCCACAGGTTTACGTCATGCATACTGCAGCGGTACTGCCCAGCCTGCTTGCCGCGCATAAGGCTGTTCAAGGCCGGTCTGCGCTGCAGGCAGAAGCAGATCTGCTCACCCGTAACAACATTGCTCATCCCGGTTTTGTTCCGCCGCAAGCCTTGGAGGTGCTGCGCCGTGTCTAGCGAAGCTGTCATGCTGGAAGTGAACGGCGTCCGCTGGAAGGGTTGGCGTGAGGTCAGTGTAAAAAGGCAGTTGGACGCTGTGGCAGGGACATTTTCAGTGTCGCTTACGGATAAATGGAAGCCCGATGCACGGGCGCTTCCCGTTACTGCCGGTATGTCATGTCGCATTCTGGCGGGGGAAACTGCGCTGCTGCAGGGGTATATTGATCATGTGCAATACGGCATTGGCGCAGCTGAACACTCCATAAGCATATCAGGGCGTGATGCCACTGCAGATATGGTGGACTGCAGTGCAGAGCATTCTCCGGGTGAATGGCAGAACATAACCATACACCGTCTGGCAGAGATACTGGCAAAGCCTTTCGGCATTCGTGTGGAGTGCACGGGCGATGCCGGTGCCCCTTTGCCGACCGTTACACTGCAACCGGGTGAAACCGCATGGGAAGCGTTGGAACGGTACCTGCGTATGCGTGCGCTGCTTGCCATGCCGGACGGAAAGGGCAGGGTGCAACTTGCTGCCATTGGTGCCGGACGGGCGATTACTGCACTGGTTCAGGGGCAGAATGTCCTCAGTGCTTCTGCATCATACGATATCCGGGACCGCTTCAGCCGTTATCGTGTGCTGGCTCAGCAACCGGGCAGCAATGCGGAGTTCGGTGCCAAGGCTGCAGCCGTCGGAGCCACAGTACGCGATCCGGCTGTGCCGCGGTATCGCCCGTTGACCATCATGGCAGAATCCCAAGCCGATGCTGCAGCAGCACGTATCCGTGCCGACTGGGAGCGTACTGTCAGGTCTGCCCGTTCCGTCACGGTTAACGTTACTGTGCAGGGCTGGCGGCAGGCTGACGGCAGCCTGTGGCCGCTCAATGCACTTGTCCGGGCCACGTTGCCTTATCTGCATGTTGATGCCGACCTGCTTATTTCCTCTGTTCATTATGAGCAAAACAACAAGGGGACGTTGTGCTCCATGGTGCTGTGTTCGCGTGATGCCTACCTGCCGGAGCCGGAGCGTAAGGCGCGTGCATCCACTGTCGCGGGTTCAGGCGGAAGTGATTTGTACAAGGATGCGGTGGAGCTTTCTGCACAGCAGATAAATGCCATTCTGGAGGGGGAGCAGCATGGATAGCCGCAGTATTGCCAAACTGTTTGCCCCGCTCAAACGGCGTATCATGCTGTTATGCAGCCGTGCCGTGGTGCGCATGACAGATGACAGCACAAAAATGCAAGAGCTGCAGCTTACATCGCTTGAGGGTGAACTGCATGACGGTGTGGAACGGTATCAGAATTACGGTTTCACCAGCTGTCCGCATCCCGGGGCTGAAGCCATGACGGTGTTCATTGGCGGCGACAGGAGCCACGGCATAGCCGTTGTTGTGGATGACAGACGCTATCGCATGAAGGGCATGAAACATGGCGAGGTTGCCGTGTACACCGACGAGGGCGACGTTATTCACCTGAAGCGTAACCGGACCATTCAGGTGTCTACACTACACCTGCAGGTGGACGCCGGTGAAGACATCGTTATGAGCACCAGGCGGTTTTCTTTGCAGGCTGCGGAACAGGCCGCCATAACTAGCCCTGATTTTGCCGTGCGCGGCTTTGACGGCGGGGCACAGGCCCGGATTGATGGTGCGCTGCACACCACCGGTACCATTGCTTCCGATGCAGATGTACAGGCTGGCAGCGTTTCCTTGCGTGGTCATACGCATCCGGAAAATGACAACGGCGGTCCTACCGGCGCGCCGGTGGGAGGCTAGATGAGTGACATTTTGCTGGCTTTTGGTGCTTCCGGTTCTGATATGCGCATGGCCGAGGGCGATCTGCTGTGTGATGACAGCCTGCTTACGGCGGTTATCATCAGCTTGTTTACTGACAGACTGGCAGCGCCGGACGACAGGTTGCCTGCGGAGGCTGATGACAGGCGCGGCTGGTGGGCTGACGCGACGCTGCAAGGCGGCAAGGACAACATCGGTTCGCGCTTGTGGCTGCTGGGCAGGGAATCCACCACTCCCGATGTGCCCGAACGTGCCCGGGCTTATGCCGCCGAAGCGCTGCAATGGCTTGTGGATGAAGGACGAGCCACCGGTGTGCAGGTAGACGCCCGTCGTCTTCATGCCGCAGACAGCAGCGCAGAGCTGCTGCTGACGGTTGCCATAGATGCACCGCAAGGCGGCACGTATGCCTTTGTCTACAATCCCGTAACAAGCACTTACACCTTTGCGTAAGGAGAGGGCTTATGCCGTATCAGGTCCCTTCCCTTTCCAGACTTATAGAGCGTACAGAAAGCGATTTTTCATCGCGCTTGATGGATGGCCATACGCTTAGCCGCCGTTCAACTCTTGGTGTGCTGGCCAGAGTTCACGCCGGTGGCACGCACATGCTGTATGGCTATCTGGGGTGGATTGCTCAGCAGATTTTTGTGGATACTGCCGAAGCAGACTACCTTGCCCGCCATGCCCGTATCTGGAACATCCGCCGGAAGCCTGCTGTTGCCGCTGCGGGGGTGGTTGTCTGCAACGGTACTGATGGGGCTGTGGTTCCTGCCCGTACAGAACTGCGCCGGGCTGACGGGATGCTTTTTCGTACCCTTGTTGATGCCACGTTGCAGGCAGGCACTGCAACCGTACAGGTAGAGGCCCTGCAGGCAGGAGCGGCAGGCAATACGTCAGCCGGTCAGACTCTTTCGCTGGTGTCGCCGCTGGCAGGGGTGCAGTCTGCGCTGGAGGTGGCGGCAGGGGGAATTGTAAACGGCATCGATGCAGAGGGGGACGATTCATTACGGGCCCGCCTGCTGCAGCGTATACAGGAACCACCCCATGGCGGGGCGGAGCATGATTATGCGCGGTGGGCACGCGAAGTGCCGGGCATAACCCGGGCTTTTGTATATCCCCGCCGTATGGGGGCCGGCACTGTGGGAGTGGCAGTGGTGTCTGATGAATCGCCTTCCGGGCCTGTTCCTTCTTCTGCGCTGGTGGCAGAAGTGCAGGCGCATATAGAGGCGCAACGGCCTGTCACGGCAGAACTCTTTGTGTTTGCTCCGCAGCCGCTGGCGGTAAACATTACCGTGCACATAACACCCGACACCGAGGCTGTCCGGCAGGCCGTACAGGCAGAGCTGCGGGATCTGTTTATCCGCGAATCAAAACCCGGCGCTGTTATTTATCTGTCTCATTTGCGAGAGGCCGTATCCGTTGCAGCAGGTGAGCACGATCATGTGCTGTTGAATCCTGCTGCCAATGTGGTGCCGCAAGATCATGAAATGCCTGTGCTGGGCACAGTGACCTTTAATTAGCTGCCGCCATGAAGCCATATGACCAGACGCAATATGCCGCCCAGCTAAAGGCTTTGTTACCGCCCGGAAGTGCCTTTGCAGCAGAAAAGGACTCCGTAACATCTGCTTTGCTGACGGCGTTGGCGGCAGAACTGGCCAGACTGGATGCAGAGGCCCATCGCCTGCTGGCAGAAGCAGATCCTGCACAAACGCTGGAGCTGTTGCCCGAATGGGAAAAACAATGCGGTCTGCCTGATGCATGCTCGCGCCGCGAGGCGACCATTGCCGAACGCCGCGAAAGTGTTGTTATGCGTCTTGCCTCCATGGGCGGGCAGTCTCCGGACTATTATGCCGAGCTGGCGACAGCCATTGCAGGCAAGTTGTGCACAGTGCGCGAGTATCGTCCTTTTCGCAGCGGCATGTCCGCTGCTGGTGATCCGCTTTCAAATGGTGATTGGGTTTTTACATTTGCGGTGCAGGCTCCTGCAGTGCCCATCCACTCTTTTGCCTGTGGGCAGGGGGCAGCAGGAGAGCCGCTGCGGCGTTGGGGCATTACGCGGCTTGAATGTGTCATCCGTAAGCTGGCTCCGGCGCACTGCATCGTCATCTTTACCTACGGTGCAAACTCAGGAGGCTGAAATGCACAAGATTGATGGCCCGGGCGCAACTCAGGACGGGCGCTTTACCGATGGTGATCCTGCTGCGGGCATACCGCCTACTATAGTG